TGCCGTTGGTGGAATCATTCCAGCTGAGGCTAGGATCGATCCCCTTTTGGTGGTGGGCAACGTCACTATTTGGACCGACAAGGACGAGTACATTGGCACGTACGAGGCTTTCCGCCGCGGACTGGTCTCCTTCGGCTATAGCATTCCGTTGATCGATCGGTTATTCCGAAGTGTCTACATTAGGGACTTGACAAGTTTACAGGGACTGGATTCCACCGCAGCTGGTTATTCGCAGCAGGATAGAATTGGTACTTCATCGATATTGTCCGAATTCGAGACCGGCACTGTGACCAGTATGCATTCCGGTTATAGCGGCACCAAGATAGTACCCATTTATACTCTCATGGCGCAGAGGGCGTTGTTGTCCAAGCTCTCTTCGGGTTTGGTCACCCCTTTGACATTTCAGTACGTCATGGCGACAATGCTAACGATGCTGAAAGAAGCTGGGGTTTTGGACGATGTCAACATTAGGATTTTAGTGGATACCTGCAAGTTTGTGGTGCAGAGTATGGCGCGCGTTATGGAGATTTCAGCGACGGATAGGATGAGTTACAGGGTTCCGGCTTTGTTTGAGGGCATCTTTCCGTCGCGGAAATTTTCGTGATTGCCTTCCGGCCGTACTGAATACTCACTACACATCGGTGTCTTCCGACTCATGGAAGAAGCTGGTGTGTGGCCTAGTGCGTATGCGGTGCGGTCGGACCTAAGGCTGGTGTCTACGGGCAAGACACCTGTCCTTTTCGACAAGACCGGTTTACCTAAGTTCACGATTTTCGAGACCGGGAGATACAAGACAGTGGGCGGCCCCTTTTATGGTAACAACCTGTGTTACCCTTGCTCTGGACCTGTTGGTCTGAGTCAAGCATTGCTGCGATTGGTGGGGATAAGAAAACCTGGACAGGTTGGATATGATGAAGTTTTGAGGGAGAATCAACGAATATTTTTCGAGGATAATCTCTGCGAGATTGACAAGTTTCAAGCTGATCTAAGATCCCGTGTGATATTGGTGTTTCCGGACAGAGACCCAATCACGCTAATTCAAGAGTGGGCAGAATGTCCCCATCCCAAACGCTTAATGAGGGTTAGAGCGTTTGAAGATTGGCAAGCCGCTGGCATGCCGATGGTGAACGGAGTACGTAACGACTTGGTTGAGTGCAAAGTAAAAACTTGCGAGTTTTTAGCATCGCACAAGCCTAGGATGGTCGGTGATTTGGGTGTAACGGCGGCTATGATGGGTGGGTGGATGATGGATTATTTCAAGAATAGTATGAAAGCGGGTTACACCGCTGATTGCTTGGAAATGTTCTTCATGGCCACGCCCGATTTAGCATCGCTGAAGCACGCTTTCACCCGCATATTGTACGACGGTTCCGTGTATATTTGTATATATTATTTTTCTGATGACGTTATTTGCAGGATTCAGTGTAGCGACGGCTGCCTGATTAGTAACGCTGACATCTCAGCGTGCGACGGGTCGCATGGCACACCTCTGATGCACTCCTTGGAAGAGTTCATGACGAGCTGTGTTCCTCCCGCCGCGCGTCGCTTCGTTCGACTCTTGTTTGAGCAACTCGAGTGCGATTTTGTAGTAGCTCCCCCCAAGCAGCGCTCAGAGCGAGTGCGTGTCAAGACTAACGGCGTAGCAAGGTTGTATAGTGGTAGTGTTCTTACCACTCTTATGAACAACTACGCCGTCAATATGGCGGGGGTCAAGTTGAATCTAATCATGCGCGATCAACTAGAGAAACATGGATGCCTCCCTACTATGGTAGAGGCTAAGGGTATGCTGGCGGCCGCGTTTGCGGGCGTAGGCTACATTTTGGAGGTTGACGACTCCCCCACTATGGAGCCCCGGCGACTCCAGTTTCTCAAGCATTCTCCTGCCTTTGTGGATGGAGAGGTCGTGCCCTACCTCAACTTGGGCGTGCTGTTCCGTGGCTTCGGTACAGTGGATGGTGATTACGGCGGCAAGCGTGTTTTGGGGATAACGGAGCGGATCCGTCGCCAAAACGCCGGCGTCGTGATGAGTAGGATACACGCGGGGGAGCATGTCATATCGGAGGCATTCCGGTTGGCTTTCCCCGCCAAGCCAGGCGACACCGTCGTGTTGTCTGGCAGCGTTCATGAAGTGTACGATCAACGTGCGCTGGACATGAAACGCATCCCATCGTCCGAATTGGCGCTGCGGTACTCTCTTTCAGAGGCGGAAATTGAGCACGTTGCAGAGGTGGTTAGGCAGTCCTGTGCTGGAATGCTTATCTACGTACCAGCCGTGGCTAGGTTCTTGGAACTAGACTACGGCATTTCTCCGTTCACGTGAGGTGGCGGGGAAAAATCTCGCGATCGGTGCGAGAGACCCTGATGTTAAATAACAAAATATAAAAACAAAATAAAAAGAACATACTGAAGGGTTAGGCTTTGCCGAGGGGTGATTCTGAACAAAATGAATCACCGGGGGAGAATCAACCGTTAAATGGTTACACCCCAACTAAAGAGCGATGGTCCAGAGGGACTCCCACTGCCTTACGAGGTCGCATAGTTCTATGTGGGAACGATAGGTCGAGGTCTAGTCGAGAACCGGAATCCGGGCATGTATAATAGGATTCCTGATAATAGTAAGTAGCGTG